TGATCATAAACAAGAACATCATTATGCAACCATTCCATATTGTTCACGAAGAATTTTTTTATATGGAAGGCCTTGTTCACGAAGTTCTTTCACAAGTTTTAATTTTTGATAAAGTGCCGTATTTCCACCCAGAGTCAGGGCACTTATAATTGTATTCAGTTCTTCATCATTAATAGGTAGATCCATTCATTCCTCCAAGTTTTTAGACTCTGTGCATATAACCCAATTATACCTCTTTTTTAACTCATTTGCAAACCAATATGCAGTGGAAGCTGTCTCAAATAACTTCCTGTTTTTGACTGGAGACAATTCTCCAGGTTCAGCCCAAACCACTACATATTTACTCATCCAAAGAAAGACTCCAAACTGATAGTTTTTTCAACAGACCATCCTATTGAATCAAGAATGATTTTCATTGGTTCTACAAATGACTTATTGAACTGGGTATCATAATCAATATACTTATCCAGTCCAAGTTCCTTCGGAAAATCTTGAATGAATGCCATCACATTTTCTTGAATGGGGTTTGGAACTTTTAGATAAAGAAACTTGATCTTTTCCCCACTTTGAATCGCTGGATATTTTTTATCCAGTCCAGCTTTCTTCGTATAGTGATTGTATAGAATTGCACCTCTTACATGAAAAGGAACCCCCTTATTGTACATATGCGTTCTAGAGACCCATTTATTGATCTCCGAAACACTGCGAGGGAATGCAATCTCTTCAGGTTGAAGAGATTTGAATTTCTTACGAGCATCCTCAATAAAATCAATCACATCATCCTCACCTTTTGTCATGATAATGTCGATAGAATCTTTAATCATCTTACGACAAGGTGCAGGAGTTGAAGTTTTGATCGCCTCAATACCCATCATCTTGAGTTTGGGTTTCTCATAACGAACACCCTCAGAGTCCCAAACACGAAGAATATATCGTTTCTTACCAGTCCAGATACCACGTTCCGCAATATTCTCGCGTTTCATGTACATCTTCTGATCATATGCATTCAAGTAGTCGGCCAGTTCTTGGTAAGAACTTTCAATATACTTCTCAAGTTCCAACGAACAGACCTTATCAAGGAAAGTGACAACTTCATCAGTAGTTTTCTCTCTCCCTTTGAATACAGCGTCAACAAAAGGACCCATATTAATATAAATGGAGTCAGTATCCATAGCAATAACATAATCAACCTCCTGAGTTTTAAGAACCTTATTCATATAAGAGTTCATTTTTTCCTCAATCCACTGAATTGCAACTTGTCCAGACAGAGTAATTGCCTCCGCATTTGCAAGTTTGTAGTAACGGAAATATTCATTACCAATCGCACCATAAGCAGAGTTAAGTGCAATCTTTTTAGCCATCTGGATATTATCGCAACGAGAAATCTCTTTCTCCAACTCTTTAGTTGGGGTTTTCTCATAAGCTTTCTTCGCTTCAATCATCTTCTTTTTGAAGATAACTCGTTCGTTGTACATCTTCTCCATGAGTTCTGGAAGGAACCCACGAATATCTTTACGATACATTGCACCATTGGCACAAACTGCATAGTCTTTATACATCTCAAAAGTCAGTTCTTTCTTTAGAACCTTATCAACATTGACATTGGGATGACGAGTATCAAGAAGAGTTTCTGGTGAGATGTTGTATTGCATGATTAGATGCGGATACAGAGAGTTAAGGTCAAAGTTTACAACCCATTCATACATTCCTGGAGTGGGTTCTTTAACATATGCACCAGCATACTTCTCATTCTTAGTATTGCGTTCCTTCTGAGGGATCACAATTTTCTTTTTGAGTAGATAATTATAGATGATTGCGTCCCAAGTGCGAACCTGATATGCAATATCGTTGAAGTTTACCTTTGCGTCAAATGCACGAGTGAAACAAAGGTCAATTAGTTTAAGTTTATCCTCAAGACGGTCTACAAGTTCTACGTCAACAATATTATACTCTACAAACTTTTGCCAATTATTAGAATAAAAGTCTCGGAAAGTATCGTATTCCGAGTGATCCAACTTATTCTGACCCAACTCCATGAAAGCAATATGATCCAGTCGGTAACTCTCTTGATTGGGAGTTGCAGGAGATTTCTTGTAAAGATCCAAGTAATCAATAATAGAAACACCTGCAATATCAACACTAAGTTGTTTGCGGCCAGAGATTGTGACTTCATTAACCCGAACAATATTCCAAGGGGAAAGTTTCTTTGCGGCCTTCTCTCCCATCAGTCGTGAAATACGACCCACAAGATATGGAAGGTCATAAAGTTCACAGTTCCAACCAGTGATTACTTCTGGAGTGTTACTCTGCCACCAATCCATGAAAGAACCGATAAGAGAATACTCATCCTTACAATAAATGTAATTTACATTCTCCTGCGTGACCTTTGCAGGACGAGAACCAAATGTAGTAATCTGTTTAGTATTATAGTCCTGAACTGTAACCAGAAGAAGTTCTTCGGCACAATTAAACACATCAGGGAATCCAGCTTCAGCAGCAACCTCAATGTCAATCGTAACCAGTTTGATTTTATTAATATCAAACTTAATCTCTTCCTCTGGATACTTCTCTGCAATATACTGATAAATGAATCTATCATTTCCGTACACACGGAATCCATCTACACCAGAATACTTCTCAAGAAAATCCCTGCAATCTCTAATTGTTCCAGGGCGAATTGGTTCTACAGCCTGACCATCCAGAGTTTTATATTCACTCTTCTTTTTTGAGGGAACATAAAATGTAGGATAAAACTCCTCTTTTACCGTAAAATGTTTTCCGTTTTCATAACCTCGGACAAGGATATCATTACCAAGAAGAAAGACATTCGTATAAAATTTCATTGAGTAAGGTTCAAATAATCATTAAGTAGTTGTTCTTTGGGATCAACCAAAGTCAAGATCTTATCGGAGGATATCATAATTGCATCAGTTGAATCAGTCAACTCATACAACCATGGAGTAAGTTTTTTATCAAAAATTTGATAAGGATTTACCAATTTACAATCAGGTTCTCCAAGTTCAGATACTACTGCTGTAATTCTTGAAATTAAAATTGTTCCACTAACTAGAACAATGACTTGCACATCATCCATTTGTTTCTTCAGAAAGAACTTCTACATTTGCGTAATCTTCTTCATTTTCTGGAGCTAAAGGAATATTTTGATTTACAACTCCTTCTGTACTGACATTCATTCTATCTTCATAAGATCTTTTAATCCACTCAAGTGGTTCAACAATTGAAATAACCCAATCACTACTTACAGGAATAGTTTTATCACTAGAAAGAGGAAGCCAAGGATGAAAAGATACTTTATGATTAATCTCTTCATTGGAAGTTTCTTCATAGAGAAGTTCGGCCGTCAAAAATTGAACGACGTATGGATTCTCAAATACTAAAGAAATCACTTTTTGGTCTTCATCAACCAATTCTTTTATGTCTGAAATTACTTGTTCTCCAGACTTTAATAGAGCTAGTTTTACAGTCATCGTTTTTCTTCTTTACTTAAATTTAGGATAACACAAAAAAAGGGGGATGTCAACTGGATTTTGCCAGTCACACCCCAAGCGCCGACGATATTCAAAGATATTTAGGCACCATCACCATCTGCGGAATTACCAGATCCACCCCCGCCTGGATTCTTAGGCATAGCTTTTCCTGCAGGGACTACTTTTGATTTTCCAGTCAACGGATTGTAGATTTTATGCCTAACGGCAGCAGGGTAGGAAATCTGTTTAATACTTCCGACTTGTTCTAAGAACTGCTTAAAGGATTTCATACACCTTTCGTTTCTGATGTTCAGGAATAATCCTATTTAGTTTGACATGGAGTAATCCATTCTCAAACTTGACATCAGAAACTTTAACATCGTCGGATAGTGTCCAAGTCCTCGTAAAGGCTCTCTTTGCAAGACCATTGTGAAGATATTCCCCTACATCAGAAGTTTCCGCTTTCTTCGCTTCAACGAAGAGTTTATTCCATTCAGTGAAAACTTCAATATCTTCTTTTTTATATCCTGCAAGAGCAATCTCTAAACGGAACTCCGTCTCACTCTCCTTAATCAAATTGTATGGTGGATAGTTTGTTGACGTTTCGTGAACCGTTCCCAAACGGTGAAACCATTCATCCATACCAATACTATATTTTTCAATATCATTTAGAAATTTGTCAATGTTAGCCGTGTTATACTTAGCGAGTAACATAATAGACCTCCTTAAGCGTCTGTTGGGTTAAATTACGGATCCGAGGACTCCGCTTTAGCGTATGGGCAGTCATTTGACCAAACCCATCGTTATTATATATCAAGACATTAAAAAAGAGGAAGGGTGTAAAACCGATCCTCTTTTGTGGTGTATTCCGAATATATCAGGCGTCTACCTTCTTTTTCTTACCAATATTATACTTACTCTCAAGAATCCAATCCCCCTTATCCTTATAAGAAAGAACTTTGATTTGATTGAGAGGAGCTACATCGGTAACAGAGTCTGGTTTTACAATAGTAACCAAACCCCAATCAGAAATTAGATTAATGATCCTGTTACGTCTTTGTACATCATTAACAGTAAGGTTTGCATGTTTACCATCAAGAGCAAACAGTTCTTTAAAGTGAACAATGTAATAACGACCCTGTTTATGAAGAATGTGACAGGATTGATAGATTTTCTTTTCCTTGCGCGAGGCAACACCGATACGAGTGAGCGTCTCACGGACTTTCAGAAAATCATCTGGTTCATTCAGAACCACTTCCACCATTTGATCTTGCGACCAATTGATTTCTGGTTCAACAAAGGTACTCATCTTTTGCCTCCAACATCAAGTTTAGATTTA